TCATCAGCTTCCAGAAGTCCAGCATAGCGTAAAGCGTCGTCTTTGTCAAGGAACATGTAAACCATCTTGTCAGATTTATCACCTTGAACTGCATACGCACCTTCTTTTTCTTTACCTGCAACCGCTAGGATGTACATCATACTAACTCCAGTGCTTCCACGTATAAGTTTTTGAGAATAGATTTAAGTGCAGTCTTATCTTTATATTCTATGTCATCAACATATCTCTCAAGAATCGTGAGAGTATCTTCTTTCTCTATATCAATCTCCTCATTTAGATCTTGTTCAAATGATGGATCTTCGATGACTTTAATCTCATGTACACCAGCAGCGTAGAGTTGTGAGAGAAAGAATTCAAACTTATCTGTATTCTTCTTCTGCTCTACAATGATCTTAATAAAATTGTTTGTGTAATCTGTATACTTAAACTTACTACTATTTACACGATCTTCATGGTAGTATATTTTCTCATAGATGGTATATGGGTTCGGTATAAACTCCAATTTCTGAGTTTCAGTATCAAATATATGGAAACCACGTTTACAATTATAGTCATTCCAATAGATTTGATAGGGATTACCTAGGTATGTTATGTTCTCTCTCGTACTTCTTTGATGATAGTGACCTGAGAATACCTTATCAAACTTTCTATAAGGAGAAGTAGCAGCACCATGATCCATGATGTAACCTCTGTGTGCTTCAAATCCATTGAGTTCTAGGTGTCCCATTGCTACTGGACACTTACTCTTTGCTATCAGATCATATGTTTCATCATGATTCTCTGAGTTTATCCAAGGTACAAATAGAATAGGTAGTCCTCCTATCTCTACTTCAGTTGCTTTAGAATATATTTCTACGTTATCATACTCTCCAACTACACTGACTAATGTGTTAACTAAATTAGTATCTTTAAAGTATGCTGTATGGTTACCTACAAGAGAATGGACTGTAACACCCATGTCTTTTAGCACATCAAAATAGTTATGAGTTGCCCACTGTGCTGCCCATATGTCTAAGTTTCTGCGGTTGTCAAATGTATCTCCTAAATCAAGAACTGTTTTGATGCCACGTTTTTTTAGGGTAGGAAAGAATACATTTCTATAAAACTTCTTAAAGAAATCATGAAATATTCTACTGGACTTCCTTGCACCAAAGTGTTGATCTGTAATTATTGCTATCTTCATCGTGTACGTAGTAAAGGTGGAAGATGTCCTGTCATATTCATTCCAAAGAAATTAAGGGTAAGTCTAGGTTTAGTCCCAAAGGTTTTGACTCCATGGTGAGTTTTACCACTGAACAATACAAATCTATTGTAAATATTCTCAACGGTAACAGTCTCAATGTACTGTTCTCTCATAGAATCCCATGCTTCATTGTACTCATCAATATTAACAACACCCTCTTTATAGAGTTTTTCCTTCTGTTTTATTTCTTCGGGACGTTGATGTGAAAATCCATACTTAGGAGTAAATACCGAAGTACCTGAGTTGGGACAAGGGTTCTTTGATAAGTATACTATACCACCGAACCATGTGTCAATGTCTTGATGTACCCATCCTTGGTTTCTTTTGTCCCATTGATCATCTGCAAATGGTTTTATTTTCTGAAAATGAGCTTGCAACTCCCAGTAATCAGGTATTGTATCATGGTATAGATGATGAATCTTCTCACCAATATAGGTAAACAAACGATCATTTTCCAAATGAAGTTGCTTAGTTCTTAGACCTGGCCAGTTTCCTGTCTCAGGTGGATACCATTTTAATTCTTCTGCGAGCTTAACAATTTCATCAGGATCATCGAAGAAGTCATCAACGATGGTTACGGGATATGTCATGCATTACTAATTTTTATTTCTACGTTTTCTTTAATAGTATTATAGTCTGAATGACCTGTTTTGTCATCTGTATGGAATACTTGATCATATCCAGACTTAGTTAGAATCTTATTCTTTATTTCCAACTGACGTTTTTCTTTCTGTATTCTCCTCAGAAATGCATAGTATATAATCTGAGTAAAATAAGCAAAAGGGTTCTTAGATTTTTCTGGATTGAAGTTCTCGATATACTGAACACAGTTCTCAATGCCATCACATATCATGTCCTCACGGAACATGTAGTTGACAAAATTTGGTTTGTATGATAAGTGTGTAGCAATCTTTAAAAAACATTCACCAATATAATTACTGATCGGTGGTCGGGATTCACCCGCTTCTTTCGCTCGTGCACACTGTGCCTTAAAGACAACAAGTGCTTCCAAGAATTCTTTATTGTTTACATAATGCTCACTCTGTACCCTCTTTCTAACGGCCATATCGTTTATTCTTTGTCTATATTTTATAAGATTTTAATGGAAAAGTCAAGGGGGGCTTGACAAGGGGTAGGAAAGTGTGTACACTACGAGTGTGCGAGTTCAAGGGATGGTTATATACCAAATAGCTTATCTAAGTTAACTCTAGCTTCCTCTACGGTACTTAGGCGACCTTGACCACTAATAAAGTCACCGCCCAACTTCCTTAGAGACATAGCATAGAAGATCTGAACTTCAGTATCTACCTCTACTATAGTTATAACTTTATCTTTAGGTATAATAAACTCTTCCTCTCTGGAGAATTTCATCCATGGTTGAACCTTTGCACCTACTACCTTGTTTGGAAGAGTCACTTCTTCTACCTGTATAGGATTTTCTACAATTAAATAATCTCCATTCACATCCTGTACATGTGTTACCATAGCAAGTATCTCCTCTGCAGAGACTAATTTTATAGCCGCGAGGAATTCTGGTTTTTTATCTTTATCTGATTCTGACATCTATAAACTCGTAATTAAAGTTTTCTTCATTGTATATTTTGACTCTCTCAACAAGATGATTTAGTGTATAATTTCTCTTAGCACCATTAGATATATCATCTGCGATGTCATATAACACTGCCTTAGTCTTATGATCTCCTTTCCTTAAGACCCTACCGATCGACTGGAGGTTCCTGATTTTCGATTTTGATGGCGAAGCAAAGACAACGTTATGTAAGTTCCGAATATTAATACCAGTGCTAAAAGTCCCATAGGATGCCACGATAATACTGTCATGTGTAGTTTCAGCGATCCTTCTTGCCTTTTCTCTGTCCTCGGTATCGACCCCACCGTGTACCAAAAAGACTAATCTGTCTTCTCCTACCTTATTATTTATCATGTCAAAAAGGGGCATACCATGCCGTTCAACGTAGTTGAACAGGACGAGAGTGTTACCAGATAGGTCACAAACTAGGTTACGTATAAATTTATTTCTACCATCATGCTCAACAAGATAATCCATCTCATCCTGATAAGTATCGAAGCTATTGGAATCATGCTTCAGAATAAGAACCTTGATCTCAAACTCAGAAAGGTGTCCTTCTTTAATAAGTGTTTCTGTTTTAGTAACCTTATCGACAGTACCAAATACACCTTCGAGAACAAGGCGGTTGGTTTGTGTACCATCCAAAGTACCTGTAAACCCTACGCGATATTTACAATCGTAGAGTTTATTCATGATACTTGTTAAAGACTTTGCTTTGAATAGGTGTGCTTCATCTCCTATGATTGCACCAAACCTCTCAAAGTAAACTTTAGGTAACTTATATACTGACTGCCATGTGGTAATGATCACATCCTTGTCGGATCTAGGATCAGTACCTGCATATACTTTGTGACAATGATGCTTTGCGTTCCAACCATAATCCTCAAAGTCTTTATACATCTGCTCTACTAGAGATGTAGTAGGAACTACTATGAGTGTTTGTAACTTCTTTGCTGTCCAGAATCTAGACAGTGCATATATCATTAATGATTTACCAGAACCTGTAGGTGACAGTAATAGTTTACGCTTGTTGCGTAATGCTTCGTAGATACCTTTGTACTGATAATCTCTGACCCTGTGTGGCAGATTCAAATGTTTTACGAATTCTCCGACCCCTTCTGGGGTAACGAACTCATCCACTTCAGATGGAAGTCCGTAAAATTCGTTGTCCCGATGTATGACTTCGTACCCCCTTTGCTCGCAAAACGCAACAATATAAGGGAGAAGACCAACATAAATCTCGCCTGTACCTGGGGAGAATAGTTTAATTTTCCCATCCCAATACCTCTTCTTGTAAGCTGACATGAACTTCGCTTGAGGAACCTCGAAGGTAAACTCGTCTGCCAACTCGTATTGAACGTGGGGTTCACATTCTACTGTCAGGTAAACTTCGTTCTTCTTCTGAATGTATACATTAGATTTCATAACCCTTCAAAAATTTCGCAAACTCTATTGCATTCTTAATATAGAATGATCGGTTATTAATCGCTTGCATAATCGCTTTTAATGCCTCAACCATCTGGTTATAGTACTTCAGCTTTAGGACGGATTTCATATATTCTTCATCAGATTCCAGATATATGGGTACATCTGTTTTGAGAAGTTTAAGGTGAAAAGGTTTTTCCGATTTACCTGTATAGTACTCCCACCTTTCTCGGTAGGTTCGCTTTACATCTAACTCACCTTGATCCCGAAGGGTAGTGAATGTATTGTAAAGTCTTAAATATTTAGCATGTAATCTGGGGATCTCTAAACTATCATGATCTAATTTTTCATCATTTAGTTGTGAGTCTTTCTCCCACATGTCATTCAAAGTTTCTAGATTCATACTTTATTATAGTCTTTATCTGTGATCTCGTATATAGTATACTTGAAATTTACCTGTGCTGTAAAGTAATTAATATCAGTTGCTGACGCATCAAACTCAAGTGTACTTAAACTTGTAGGAAATATGTTGAAGAAGTTAACAGTTGATATTGGATTATAATTACTATTCAAAATTAATAAACGAGCATCACTCATTTGTTTATCAAAATCCTCAGGTCTACCTTGTTCATTTACAGTCTCAAGATACTGATAAAATTCTTCTTGGTGCTTAGGGTTTGTGAGTCCCTTTAACCACTTGTAGATTTCATAGTAGTTATCTAAATCTTCGTTCACCAAAAAACTTAGGTTTAGATCACCGAAGGTCATCTTATCACCAGGAATACTGTAGTCTTTAACTGGTGTTGCAATTTCTTTAGTACCAATTTCTACAGGAGGTATTGATGCAGATTGACAAAAGTAATCTACGTTAGGAGTTCTACCAATTACAAATTTAAAACCAACTGGAGATAAAAAGTTTTTATTGTTAGGACTGAATAATGTATTTTCCATTAGTTGAACACAGGTCTCCATAGTTATTTAGAGACATAAAAAAGAGGGTCTCTCGACCCCCCAAACATAAGTTTTTAGTGCATTGTTTTAATCGAATACGTTTTTACATATGCGTCGGCACGCATTGGGCAAGTCTGCACATTCTATTAGACAGTCAAAGTAATCGTCGATCTTTGTTATATCGCTTCCATGAGCTGCAGATGTAAGGTCATCGTTCATACTCCAACCAGCTAACTGATTATGTGAAACTCTGTTGTGCATAAAAGCCTCCGTTATTTTACACCATCATATAGAGGGTTTGGTTGCATTTCCTTTCCTCCAATCCTACTACTATGTATGCAATTCAACACTGTATTTACCGCTACATTGTAATAAAAAGAAATGCCTACGAGTTTATACCTAGAGGATAGGAGTGGTGGGACTCGAACCCACACTGTAGAGATTTTAAGTCTCCTGTCTCTGCCAATTGGACTACACTCCCTGGCGACTCAGGTAGGACTCGAACCTACAACCAATTGCTTAGAAGGCAATTGCTCTATCCTTTGAGCTACTGAGTCAAGGTAGGACTACCGAGAATTGAACTCGGTTCACTCCGTTATAAGCAGAGGGCATTAACCAATATGCGATAGTCCC